GCGTATCCGTTGCCAGCAGCGTCAACTTCTGGTTGCCAAAAACGATCATCAACGTTCTTGCCACCAGTGTTACCAGCAGAAGATTGCTCAACTGCCTTCTTCAACTTATCAAGGGATGAACCCTTCTTTAGACTTGATAGACTCATTTGTATTCTCCGTATAGCGTAGTATTAAATGTATATCGACTTGTCCACTTTATCATCATCACAACATCATTATATAGCATTTTCGTTAGCAAGTAAAGTTTCCTTTGTCAAGAGTTTGTACTTGTCAACGTTCACCGCAAGAAAAGCACCATACTTGCGCACCTTTCTTGACACTTTGGGATAGATGATATCATCTGAAATCTTCTTGTCCCAAATTTGTATAAAGTTGAAGATGTTATTCAGAATCACAAGAGTCTCAATCGTCACATCTTTTTGGAGGAATGCGACTAACAATTTTGGAAATTGTCCATCTTCAACTTTGAATAAGTCATTGAACTCTTTAGGGTCTGGACAGATCTTTTGTAAATCTTCCAGATATACTTTTGTCATCGAATCCGTGGTTCGTTTCCAATCCCGATAAGTTTCTTCAGCCTGGTCTTCAAGCAATGACTTGGTCCAGTTATCGTCGCTATGTACAAAATTAGCAACCAGAAATGGAACCATCTCATCGTCGCGATACTTGCGCGCAAGGCGGTGGAATAGAAACTTGTCACGACGTTTTTGAAATGCATCTACCGATACTCGAGTTTTGCCATCATATTGAAAGAAGTTATAACTCTCTGACGTGAAGTGCAACTTGATGGCTTGATAGATGCAATAAAGATCGTATCCATTCATAGAGGCAGTCGACTTCCTCGCGGTAAGAACCTCAACTCCATTGCTTCACCTTCAATGATACTCTTTAGAGAGTCATTGATCAAACTTGCAGCAACTTCAATCTCAAGATTGTTACGCTCGCAGTATGATGTAATTGCATCCATGTGATCAATCTTTTCTTGAATCGCCAGATTCATGATCATCATAGAAAAGTTATTTTTTTCTTCGCGGCTTGCCATATTAGATCTCATATTCACTCAAGGAATTGTTCAACTGTTGATTCACACGAACAAAAGTAGTTCGCTTGCTCAGTTCTTTCAACTCACTTGCCCCAACATAAGTACATGCCGAACGTAATCCACCCAAAATATCTTGCATAGTGTGTTTTACCTCGCCGCGATATGGAATCTCTACAGTCTTGCCCTCAGATGCTCTGTAATTGGCAACACCACCATTATGCAGATCCATTGCAGTGTCAGAACTCATTCCGTAGAATTTATTTCCGCCCAGTGGAGTTGCGCCACCTTCTTTGTGACCTGCTAACATTCCACCAAGCATCACGAAATCGGCTCCCGCAGCAAATGCTTTCACTACGTCTCCAGGAACGGAACACCCTCCATCCGCTATGATATGACCCCTGAGACCATGAGCAGCATCCGCACACTCAATAACTGCACTCAACTGCGGGTAGCCGACGCCTGTCTTTTTGCGAGTAGTGCAAACAGAACCAGGACCAATACCAACTTTCACGATGTCAACACCGCTGAGAATTAGTTCCTCAGTCATCTCTGGTGTGACAACATTACCTGCCATGAGTATCACATATGGATAACGATCGCGAAAATGTCGAACATAATTCACAAAGGCTTGCGTATAACCATTTGCAACATCAATACAAACGTACATGTATTGATTTCTAACTGCGCTATACACTTCGTTGAATTTCTTTAGATCTTCGCTAGAAGTGCCAAGAGAATAGATGCTACTGTCTAATCTTCGCGCAAAGTGGCTGGTCAACTCAGACTCAGAATAATGTTTAGTCAAAGCAACCATACAATTATGCTTGGCAAATTCAGTATCCATCTCAAAGGTGCCAACACCATCCATGTTGGCAGCAATAATCGGAACACCTTTCCAACTATTACCGCTTCTGAAAGTAAATGTTCTTTCTAGATTTACTTCGCTTCTTGAAGATAGATTAGATCGTTTCGGAATAATCAGGACATCTTTATAGTCCAGTTTCACATCTTCAATAATTCTCATAAAGCCTCAATGATAAAATATATGATTGCCAATCTTGCGAATCAATTGCTTTTGTTCAGCCCAAGCAGGATCAACATAGTCTGCATGGAAATACTTTGCAGATCCAATTATACCGTAATGGTGTTTGGAAATCAATATATTCTCTGCAATCTTGATAGAGTCTCGCCAAGCAGAACTATTGCGATAAACTTTTTTCTTTCCTTCGCATACCCAAGAGAACTGACAGGTGCCTTTGGTGCGTTGATGCACAACACCGCAAACAGTGCGTGGGTATTGTTTACTCTTGACGCGATTCATGGTGACTTCAGCAACAGCAATCTTGCCAGCGCGAGGCTCACCACCTGCTTCGAAGTAAATGTTGCGTGCAAGGCACTCAACTTCTCTCATGACTGCTTGCTTTTTCTCATAAGAGAGATTTAGAAACTCAACTTTGTGATTTAGAGTTTCGAGTTCTGATGTCAAGAGCACATTCGCTGTTTGCTGTGCATCTAATTTATCTTGCATGCGTCCAACCATACTGAATGGGACGTATAGCATAAAGAATATTAGAGCAAACAGTCCACCCCATCTACAGAACAAATCGTGATTGCGATCAAAATATTTTTCTACATTACAAAGTATATCTACTGCATTCATGTTTAGAGTCTCCATTATTGCAGTGGAAAGAAAAGGGTGGTGGTTCGCACCACCACCCCAGACCTTTCTGTTACCGAGCGGTCAACTCTTAGCCGTTACTTGCCGTTTGAAATAAAATCATTCAAACGTGTGGCTTTATCCAAAACATCATCCTCAGTAAAATACTTCGGATAATTTGGTTGAGATGGAAGTTGTGTTTTGTTTCCCATTGCTGCGGAGCACAATACTTCCCATTCGCTTTTAACGGCTGAGTGTCGAGTATTAAACTCTTCGCTCAACATATCTTTTGCGAGTTTTACCAACTCTAGTCTAATTTCATAAGGTGTCATAGTCATTTTCATCTCCTTTGTGTGTTGTGTGTGTTATGACAAATGGTGCGTTTATTCTGTTTCCAAGAAAACCCACCGAAAACTCAGGTAATCTATGACTGCAATTAAGCAGCTAGAGCCATTTCGTAGTAATCGTCATTTGCGTTTACTTTGTTTGCGCTGATTAAGTCAGTCGCCTCACTGGTTGCTGTCAGGTTATTACTTGCCCTGTCGAAGCCAAATTCATCCCCATAAGATAGCCACCACGTACATTGCTGCAGAGGTGATGGGCATTTGGTGGAGATGTCGGGGGTCGAACCCGAGTCCAGAACACCTTTAGTTGTCAGTTTACAACCATTATTAGTCTATGAGAAACTGTGGTTTAGTTTGCTCATTCAATGACTTCTGCTGCTCCTCAAGATATCTCTTGTACTGCTCAGTTGTCATTGCATGCAAGCCAACGCAATAGCCGCTTGGACTACGTCCGCAAGCGCATGGATATTGTTTCACTTCTGACATAGTGTACTCCCAATCTTTTGAAAAAGGTAGTATTATTTAGTCAAAATGGGCTTTGTTGAGACTCATTTATCGTCTTCATCGATTTCTTTGAGTTCGAACATATCGGCTTCTGATCCGCAATGCGGACATGCCCAATCATCATGTAGATCTTCGAAGCGACCATATTGATCTTCTTCATAGACGTAACCACAAACTTCACAGACATGCGCTTTCATTAGAGCGTGCAACCACCAACTTCACGACTGCATGGGCAGAGTTCGCCAGTCTGCAATGCATCTAGAACGCGAAGAGTTTCTTCAGGGCTACGACCAACGTTTAGATTGTTGACCGTGACATGCTGGATGACATTCTCTGGATCAACGATGAACGTTGCACGCAGAGCAGCACCTGCTGGACGGAAGAAAATGCCAAGATGCTCAACAAGACTCTCATTCTCGCGATAGTAATCGTCACCACGAGCAGTATCAGCAAAGAACCAGCAAGTGGTTTTCTTGAGATCTTCGTGAGCATTTTTCCATGCCAACTTACAGAACTCGTTGTCTGTTGAACCAACGAGAAGAACTGCATTGCGCTTCTCAAATTCATCATTGAGTTTGTCATAGCCAACAATCTCAGTTGGGCAGACGAAAGTGAAATCTTTTGGATAGTAAACAATGACCTTCCACTTACCTTCGAAAGATGTTTCAGTAATATCTTCGAATGCATTGTCAGGTGTAAGAGCACCAGGCTTGACGCCAGTGATCTTGAATTCTTCTAACTTATCTCCAACTGTCTTCATAGTCTAACCCCTTTTATAAAATCAAGCAACGAGATTGTATTCTTCGCGGAGAATCTTTTTGTATGGTTTGCCTTCTTTCATCAATTCTGAAACAAGCAACAAACGGTCGCGCAATTCCCAGCGACCATCGCGCTGTAGACATTCAATGATCACACTCAACTCATATTCATTAATTGGCAGGTCCATTCAATGCCTCCTCATATGCTTGCTGTTCAAGTTCAGCCTGACGCTGTTCGAGGCGAGCAACACAACCCTCTACCCATGAACGTGCAACGCCAGAGTTATTTCGATATTGTGTAGGAATTCGATCTTTGCAAATCGATTCAAAGCGACGACCAGCATAGCGATGGTCGCTGCGATTTCTTGCCCAATTTGCGCCCATCAATCCACCAAGAGCAGTGGCAATCCGACGACCATCACCGTCGCCGATTGTTGAACCAATTGCGGCTCCAGCAGCGGCACCCAACAACACGTCGATATCTTCCTGACTCTGAGCGACGGCACTTTGCGAGCCAATCAGGAGGACTACACTCATAGCAACCAAACTTACGCATTTCATTTGCTTCTCCAACGTAACGGACAGATATATTGTACTACAAAATCAAACTCAAAGCAAGTTATTCTTGCTATTGTAAGCATCAATATATTTTAGGAGTTCTTGTTTATGTAGTTCAAGTTCATCCTCTTTGACTACAAGAGTTTGGCAGAAGTTGGCGGTATCAACACCAATCAGAATCACGACTTGCTTTGCCAAGAGTCCAGTCATCTCGTGGAACATTGTACGGTAAGCAGCCGCTTGCATAAAGTAATTGCCAATCTGCTCTTTCTTCTTGAGACGAATAGAAGTCTTGAAGTCGATTACAGAGAGAATCCCATTATGCTCAGCAATACAGTCTACGGTCCCTGCGAGTTTCAATTCGTGAGAGAACAACTTATCTTCAAGACAATGGATATTGTTGACCTTGGAATCGATCTCTTGCTTCATTCGAACGAACAAAGACTTGACGTTAGGAAGCATTTCGAGAGAGGAAACATCCTCATCACTCAAATACATCTCGAGTGCT